TGATGCCGCTGCCTCGAAAGCATGGATTGTCGCGGCCCGCACGAGGCTGGAGGCAACGCAGCAGGCGCGTGCGACTTTCCAGTGCCTGCTGGCTGTCATGGACGAGATCGAGGCGCGTGCATGAAGGCCTTGCCCCCCGATCTGCAAGCCCATCTCGACAGCGCCGCCACCACGCTGGCTTGGTGCTGGCGCATCACGCGGGCCGATGGTCTGGTGCTCGGTTTCACCGACCATGACCGCCCCCTGACCTTCGATGGAGCCAGTTTCGAGCCCGAAAGCGGGCTGGTGGCCTCTGAGCTCCGCTCGGGCTCGGACCTCTCGGTCGATGCCCAAGACGCCGAGGGCGTGCTGACTTCCGACCGGATCACCGAAACCGACATCGCCGATGGCCGCTGGGACAATGCCGCCGTCGAGGTCTGGCGGGTGAACTGGGCCGACACCGGCCAGCGCGCACTTATGCGCCGCGGGGCTATTGGGCAGATCAGGCGTGGTCGCTTGGCCTTCGTGGCCGAGGTGCGCAGCATGGCCCATGTGCTGGGACAGACGCTTGGCCGCAGTTTCCAGGGGACATGCGACGCGGCGCTGGGCGATGGGCGCTGCGGGATTGATCTGGAAAACCCTGCCTTCAGGGGCACTGGACTCGTGACAGACCTACTGCGCGACCGCGCATTTCTGGTGTCGGGCATTTTCAGCTTTGAGGATGGGTGGTTTTCCGGAGGGACGGTTCAATGGTCCTCGGGTGCCAATGATGGGCGGCAGGCGGAGGTCCTGATCCATACGGTCGCAGGCGGCATCGTGACCGTGACGCTGCTTGAAGCGCCGGTGCGTCCGATCGCTGTCAGCGATACCTTCGTTATCCGCGCAGGCTGCGATAAGCGCGCCGAGACCTGCCAAGCCAAATTCGCCAATATGGTGAACTTTCGCGGCTTTCCCCACATCCCCGGCCAGGACGCCGTGATCCGCTATGCCACCAAGGACGGCGGGCACGAGGGCAATGTTCTATGACAATCCGAACTCGACGCAGCGCACCGCTCCCGGCTGATCCGGACGTGGTGGTGGTGGCCGCGCGCGCATGGCTCGGCACGCCCTACCACGATCAGGCGAGCCTGAAGGGCGTGGGCTGCGACTGCCTCGGTCTGGCGCGCGGCGTCTGGCGCGAAGTGGTGGGCGCGGAGCCGGTGCCGGTGCCGCCTTACAGCCGCGACTGGGGCGAGACGGGGCAGCGCGAGGTGCTTTTCGAAGGCGCTGCGCAAGCCATGATCCGGATCCCGGTCGAGAGCGCTGGGCCCGGCGACATGATCCTTTTCCGGATGCGACGCGGCGCGATCGTGAAGCACGTCGGGATCCTCACCGAGCCTGACCGCTTTCTGCACTCCTACGACCGCCTCGGCGTGATCGAGGAACCGCTCACCGATGCGTGGCGGAGGCGGATCGTCTTTGCTTTCCGTTTTCCGCGCCCGAAGCGCGTCCGCAGAAAGAACCCCTAAAGCATGGCCACACTTGTTCTTGGCGCCGTCGGCTCCGCCATCGGCGGCTCGCTGATCTCTGGCACTGTGCTTGGCTTTACCGGTGCGGCCATCGGCGGGTTTGTCGGCTCCACCATCGGCTCGGTCGTGGACAGCTGGATCGTCTCCTCGCTCACTCCCGGCCAGCGGATCGAAGGCGCACGGCTCGACAGCCTGCGCCTCACCTCCTCCACCGAGGGCGCAATCCTGCCCCGCGTTTACGGCCGCATGCGCATGGGCGGCAATTTGATCTGGGCCACGGATTTTCGGGAGGAGACGCGCACGACCCGCCAGGGCGGCGGCAAAGGCGGTGGTCCAAGTGTTACCACCACCGAATACCTCTACTACGCCAGCTTCGCGGTGGCGATCTGCGAGGGCCCGATCAGCGGGATCGGCCGCATCTGGGCCGATGGCAAGCCCATGGATATGGAGGGCGTGGTCTGGCGCTGGTACCCCGGCGACGAGGGCCAGTTGCCTGATACCTTCATCAAGGCCAAGATGGGTGCGGACGCAACGCCTGCCTATCGCGGCACCGCCTATGTCGTGTTCGAGGAACTCGCACTCGAGAAGTTCGGCAACCGCCTGCCGCAGCTGAGCTTCGAGGTGTTCCGCCCGCTCGCGGATCCCGACACCGCCGAGGGCATGACCAAGGCGGTGACCATCACACCGGCTTCAGGCGAGTTTAGCTACGCCACCCAGATCGTGCGCAAAACCGAAGGCGCGACCACCACAGCGGAGAACGCCAACGCGCTGGCCAACACGGCCGACTTCGTGGTCGCCATGGATCGGCTGCAAGCGCAGGCCCCCGAAGTGGAGAGCGCCTCTCTTGTCGTCGCGTGGTTCGGGGACGACCTGCGCGCGGGGAACTGCAAGGTCCGACCCGGCGTCGAGGTGGCCAGCAAGAGCACGACGCCCGCCTGGTCGGTCAACGGCGTGGCCCGAGCGAGCGCCTATTTGATGAGCCGGGACAGCGAGAACCGCCCCGTCTACGGCGGAACGCCGAGCGACCTTTCGGTGGTGCAGTCCATACAGGAGGTGAAGGATCGCGGGCTGCGCGTCACCTTTTATCCATTCATCCTGATGGACGTGCCTGCAGGGAACACGCTGCCGAACCCCTATAGCGACAACGCCGCCAGCGCTGGGCAACCGGCGTTTCCATGGCGCGGCCGGATCACCTGCAGCCCGGCGGCGGGTTTCGCAGGCACGGTCGACAAGACCGCAACGGCAGCGGCGCAGGTCGCGGCACTCTTCGGCGCGGCCACGCCCGCCAACTTCGCGGTCTCGGGCACGACTGTCAGCTTTACCGGCCCTGCCAGCGAATGGAGCGTGCGACGGATGATCCTGCACTACGCCCACCTCTGCAAAGCCGCCGGTGGTGTCGACGCCTTCATCATAGGCTCGGAGATGCGCAGGCTGACGCAGGTACGGTCGGCGGCCGGGACATACCCGAGCGTCCAGCAGCTGCGCGATCTGGCGGCCGACGTGCGCGCGATATTGGGCCCAGGCACCAAGATCAGCTATGCGTCCGACTGGTCAGAGTATTTCGGCCACCACCCAGACGATGGGAGCGGCGACGTTTACTTCCATCTTGATCCGCTCTGGGCGGACCAGAACATCGACTTCATCGGCATCGACAATTACATGCCGTTGTCCGACTGGCGCGACGGCTACGAGCACCTAGACGCCCAGAACTGGCCGGTGATCTATGATCGCGGCTACCTGCAGTCGAACATCGAGGGGGGCGAAGGCTTCGAGTGGTTCTACGCCAGCACCGCCGATCGCGCTGGGCAGGATCATACGGCGATCACCGACGGCGCGGCGGGCAAGCCTTGGGTGTTCCGCAACAAGGACTTGCGCAGCTGGTGGACCAATCCGCATTTCAACCGGCCCGGCGGCGTCGAGAGCGCCACGCCCACCGCTTGGGTGCCGCAATCCAAACCCTTCTGGTTCACCGAGTTCGGATGCCCCGCCGTTGATCGCGGCACAAACCAGCCCAACGTGTTCTATGACCCCAAATCCTCCGAAAGCGCCGTGCCGCATTCCTCACGCGGCTGGCGCGACGACGCGATCCAGCGCGCCTATCTCGAAGCGACGCTCGACCATTGGGGCAAGCCTGCGAACAACCCGGTCTCGAGCGTCTATGGCGCTCCGATGGTGCATGTGCCGGAATGTGCTGCATGGACGTGGGACGCCCGCCCTTATCCCTTCTTTCCCGAGCTGGCGGATGTCTGGACGGACGGGGCCAACTGGCGGCTGGGCCACTGGCTGACCGGGCGGCTGGGATCGGTGTCGCTGGCCGCACTTGTCCGCACGCTCTGCCTGCGCGCCGGTCTGCCCGAAGAGCGGATCGACGTCAGCGGGCTTTGGGGCGCGGTCGAGGGCTATGTGATCACCGCTCTGGAAGCGCCCCGCACCTCGCTGACCACGCTGGCGCGGCATTTCGGTTTTGATGCCATCGAAAGCGAGGGCATGATCCGCTTTCTGATGCGCGGCCGCGCGCCGGTCGCGACGATCTCGCCCGAGGACATGGTCGCCGCGCAAAACGGCAACGGCGAGGTGATCGAGCTTACCCGCGGGCAGGAGACGGAGCTGCCGCAGGCTCTCAAATGGCAGATGGCGCGCTCTGATGAGGACTATGACTCAGCTGTGGTTGAGGCGCGCAGGATCACCGTGGAGGCGTCCCGCGTAAGCGCGGAGGCATTCCCGATCGCTCTGCCACCGGAAGAGGCGGAACGGCGCTGCCGCCGTGCGCTGATGGAGGCTTGGGTGGGACGGGAAAGCGCAGCCTTCCGCCTGCCGCCCTCGCGGCTGGCCATCGATCCCGGCGACGTGCTGCGGCTGGATCACGACGACCGCCTGATCGACCTGCGCG